ACATAGGGCATATATCCTCTGCAATTGATTCTAAATACTCTATTGTCAAAGCAAAAGGTATGTTATATTTTTTAGATCTCTGTTTTGCCCCAGTGTGTGCTTTTGTAATGTGACCTTTTTTAGTTTTATAAAAAGCTTTTTGTCTTTCTAAAACGCAACTTTTACATTGAGATTGATAACCAGATTTATTATAAAAAGATCTGGTGAATTCAGACAATAGTTTGTCTTGTTTGCACTTACTACAAACTTTCATTTTTAACTCCACTTAGTTGAATAGTTAGAAGGTAAGTTCTTGAAGTGGCAAGAACAATTCCCGTCGGAATTTGTCCCTTCTATAACTACTTATGCAAAGAGGCGAAAAAATCCGCCCCAAGAATTAATAAAAGTTACCGCCACCGATATCTTTAAGATTCTTATCTGGACCAACTTTGCTAGAACGGGCGGGTTTGCCCTTAACTGCATTGTTAGCACGTTTAGAACCAGATGAACCAGCGTCTAGGTTTTTGTTTTCTGGGCCACCGCCGCTGGATAACTTACCAGTTTCTTGGTAAGTTTGGCGAAAGCCTTGTAAATTTTTATCTGCCATTTTATTGTCCTTCTGTAGGAGTTGTTGGTTGTGGTGCTGCTGCTTGCTGTGCTTGCATTTGAGCTATCTGTTGTTGATGAGCTTGATCTGCTTGCTGTAAACCTTGGGCATGCTCTTGCTGGGATTGTTGTAACCCCATAGCGTGTTCTTGGGCTGTTTGTTGTAATCCTTGCTGATGTTGCTCTTGGGCGCGTTGGATTTCCAATTGATGCTGTACTTGTGCTGCTTGTTGTTCAAAATACTGTTGTTGAGCATTTAGACCATGTTCCCTAATATCCGCGTTGGCAGTGTTAATTGCCTCCATAGCAGACGCATTTTGCTCAGCATCTAGTTGAATTTGCTGTTGGCTCATTTGCGTTTTGGCATTGATCATTGCAATACGCTCTTTAGCCGCATTATTGATGTTTGCCATTGCAATATTGGTAGCGTTGCCTTGGTTATTGATATCTGTTTGTGTCTGGTACTTAGTCTGTAAGTCCTGTACTCGTTGTTGCAATTCGGCAACACGTATCTTAAAGTCTTGCTGATCTTCTTGCATTTGAGCTTGAAGATTGGCTTGTGACTCTTGCGATTTACGCTGGGTTTCAGCCATTTGCGTTTTCATGAGTACATTAGCTGTTGGATCTGCTAAAGCTTGCATCTCAATCTGTGCTTGTTGCGCTTGTTGCGCTTTTTGTGCCAATTGTTGAATTATTGGCATAAACGAAGCAAATTCTTGCTGAGACTGTTGTGCTACTAGCTGTGCGGCGATTCCAAGAGCTTTTTGACTGTTTCTATCCAGTGATTTTTCTTCATGAAGGGCTAAAACATCTTTTCCGCCGTTAGATTCAGACACATGGGTACGCATGGCTTGCAAATAGTGCAGTGTCATGTGTTGTTTGATATGAGCAAGCAGTTGACTAGCGAATTGTGGACCCATAATTGGGCTTGCACCATAGCTTGGATCCATAGCAAACAGTAAATGGATTCTAATATGCTCTAAATGCTCTTGATCAGGGAAAGCGGCAGACATTCTGCCCATTGCCATGGAAACATTCTCCAAAGCTGGGTTAGATTCTACAACACCCTCTGGATTTGGCAGAATTTCTTGAATATTAGGTATTTTGAGCTGTTTGAGAATGCGTAAATGGGCTTCACGCATGTCATAAAGCTGTGGTGCGGACTGTGCAAGCTGTAAAATCGCTTGTGCTTGAGCCACACGCTGTGTTTCTGAGAAAATATTAGGATCAGAAACTGGACGAATGTCATTATTGGTCGCAAAATCACGAATTTCAATCTCTTCGCCAGAGCCATTGTTCATTTCTTCCAAGTACCAATGATTGATACGAGACAAAATGGCTAAAGATTTAGCTTGTGAACGATGTAATCTTGCGTGAATGCTTGAAAATACTTTGGCGCCTTGTTCAATCAGCGCTTGTGTTGTTCCAACTGGGGCATTGGCGTTAACATCACCAATTTTTTCTTCAGAAGTAGTAACTACGCCTTTTGCAGCGGCTGTTAACCAACCTAAAAGACTGAATAAAACGGATGATGGTTGATTAAATGGCAATGGCATTGCCAATTTACGCACGTCATCGACACCGGGGGCGCCTTCAATTTCTACAACTTGGGTTGGCTCAATTCGATCAGACTGTCCTCCAATGCGTCCACCTTTGAGTTTAAGCATTGTCTGGCTGTTGTTGATATGAGCAGCGTCAAGCAGAGCACGAAGAGAGCCAGTAAGAGCGGCGGCAAGACCACCAATAAGATGAGGCAATCCAATGGCGTAAGCGCCACGCCAAGGAATAAATTTAAACTCAACATACCAGTCCAACTTCTCAAGTTTATCATCGCCATATGCCCAGTTTCTGTAAAGTGCTAACACTTTGGAAGTTGAATCGTCGATGGTTAAAATGTACGGAGCACGTCTTCCATCGGTTTCGTTATCTTCGTCTAGGCGTAAGAAGCATGTGATCTCATAAACTCTGCGCACACCATCCACGTTCTTGGATGGTTTTGAAATACCTTCGATCTTATCGTTGGCTTTTTTAGATTGGCTTTGTTGATCTGTTTCTATGTCAGAAATATAGTCTGTATCAATGTCACGATAGACACCTTGCTCTACTCGTTGCTTGAAAATATCTTCTGTGATATCTTGTATTTCAGTAACCCGAGCAGAGGTATAAAAATTGGTGGTAGCGTAAGGCAACAAAATGTTGTCAATAGGCACCCATTCAGTAGTAGGACGCTTAAGTTCATAGTCATAGCGCCATTTAAGATACTGTGAACCCCCCAAAGGTAGCTGAGTGAGCATTTGCTCCATCTCATCGCGATACTCTGGGATTTGATCGGTCAACTGCCAATTCATAAAGTTGACTTTACGATCGGCTATTTCGCTACGCTCTTTGTTGTTACCACCAAAGATTTGTGATTTTACAATGCCATCGGACGGCAACAGTTCACGAGCGGCTGACGCAGCAAAGTCAACACATGACTCTGCCATAACAGGGTGAACGACTTTAGAGGCTCCATCAAAGGTTGCGCCCCCAGGTGCGTCCTTACCTAAACCGGTACGGCGTAATCCATCTTCATACTGCTTATCGCGTTCTTTACGAGCTTCACGATCTACTTCAATTAAATCTAAAAATTCAAAAGCGAGTTCGTCTAAATCGCCCTCATCGAATTCTTCTGCTAAGTTAGCATAGAATTCTGGATCCTTAAGCGGACCTTCGGTAGGAGTCAAATTGACAATAACAGAGCCATCTTCTTGCTCGATGATATCGTCTTGAATATTCATCTCATCATCAAGACCCAAAGCATCTGCATAAGAATCAATCTCTTCGTCACTTAACTCAATGTTTTCTTTATCTGTATCTAATGAAGACAGATTGGCTCCCGCTTGAATTGGAAGTTGTGGTGCTCGTGCCATTAATTATTTTCCAGAAATGTGTTTTTGAATGAGCAATTTGCTCATATCTTTAAATGGTTTTACTTTTACTGAACCACCTTTGGCAAACATGGCAGAACCTACTGTAGGTTGTGGCATGTTAGTATTACCAAGAAGGTTAGTAGGCGACATTGCGTCTGGATCTTCATTGGTGGCTACAGGGGGTTGCATTAATTGTGTAACATGTTGCAACAAGGGTGCATTAGAAGGGTGCTCCGCAGCAAAAGCACTATTTTGCATACGCTTATCGTAATCCCAACCAGTAAGTCCTGTTGCTTTACTTCTACCTTCACCGTTCCAAGTGACATTGAAAGGAACTTTGTGAGCATCGGCAATACGCTGTTTATTGTATAACGCTCCAGCAAAACCTGCGGCATCATCAGCATGCCCAAGCTCCAGCATGGAGTTTGCAATTTTCATTGCTTTTGGATCATTCTTATCTATGCTGTTAAAACCAAAGTCTGAACGACCTTCAACCAGTAAACGATTGACTAATTCTTGCGGAGTAAACACGGGTAATCCAAACCCATCCCTAGCATCCATGTAAGCATTGACGTATTGACTAATCTTATCTTTGTCAAAAGTGGTTGGCTGTGTTTCAAGGCCAGTTTTGTCAGCATGCTTTGGGTTAGACGCAGCACGATACCCCGTGATGGGGTTTTTAGGTGCGTATCGAGTTGTTTGCCCCATAGGAGCTTGCATTGCCAAAGCAGCTTGTTGTTGTGCTAATGGTGGTACTTTACCGCCAGCTTGCATATGTGGAATGCCAGCTTTTTCGAGAAGCATCTGTGCGGGGGATTTGATTAGGGATAGCGTCATATCTATAACTACTTATGCAAAATAGCTTGTATGTTCGCCCTAAACTGCATAGGGGTTATAACGTTTCTTATTTCGGTCGTCTGCGTAGTCCATATCCCTAGTTGGAAGCAAATCAAGCTGAATCCAACCAGAATCCCTTAAAACCCGCAACGCTTGGGATAAAACGTCCACATAGTCATCATGCCCTCCCGATTCTGGAAAAGAACACACTTGGCGTATGAAACGTTTCGCCCATGGAGCTACTTCGCCGGGTTTGTCGGGATCTTCTGGGATGTAGACCTTACCTTTAGCAATCAATGGTGCCACAATATTGATACGCTGGACTTTATCCGCTCTACCAGGGTTATACCCTCGCACAGGTACTCCCGAGCCTTGGAGCTCTTGAATCAATGAAATACCAGCGGACTTATCTTCCATAAGAATAAGATCTGCTTTTCTACCTTTGGCAAACTCGTTGTCCGAACCATACACGACTTCTTTAAAATCGTTAATGACTTTTCGACGTAACTCGGGGTAACCTAAGTGCTGATCCCACGCATCTAATAGGATGATCGCCGTGCCAATGTCCACAGATTCAAAGATACCAAAGACCCCACACGCAGTAGGGTCATTCGCTGTCTTTTCTGAGGTAGCGGGGTCGTAGCTGGCAATTACATACTCTAGGACTGGGGATGGCTTTTTCGCTGGCCATGTTTTAAACCAGCGGCGCTTGACAATACCAGCGTCTTCTGGATCCAGGATGGCGCCGTAGATCTCTTGTTTACCAAGGTCGGTGCCTTCGTATGTCTCAAGGGCTTTAAAAAATGATGAAGAAAGGTTAGCTCGGTTTTCATAGGAGCTGGCATTAATCACAAATACATCGCCACCCACTTTGCCCTCGTTCAGATCAACAATGAGCTCACGAGGTTTGGGGGTTGTGGTGATGATCTGCTGTACTCGTTTGATACGAGGGTCACGTAGACGCATGGTGAACTGCGCTTGATCCCATGCATCATCCAAGTAGTCAAACGCGGCTAACTCGTCATACCAGCCACCATGGAACTGTTTACCACGATAACGCTCTGGTTCTGACGCAGGGATACCTTGGATGATGGAACCATTCTTAAGGGTGATCTCAAAGAGTGATTTGTTGTAGGTTTCGATTAAGCTGGAAGGGATGATGTTTAAAAGGCCAGAATCACCCTCAAAGCAAGTTGCCCTGATGTCGTTAGAAGTTGGAGCTGTGACCAACCAACGCGTTCCATTATAAAGAGCTGCACGTTGTCCAATCCAGTTAGAAGCGGTGTAAGTCTTACCTGCGCCACGACCAGCAAGCATAAGCATGACATCATACTCGCCGTCCTCTGGCTCTCGCTGGTGCTTGAGTGCTTGTAGTTCCCACCTTACTCTCCACAATGCTAGGTCTAATTCTGGTTTTGGCCAGTGTTTGTTTCTCAGTGCAAAAGCCGCTAACAGCTTTTCTTGGTTTTTAGTTAATGCCATATTGGTAAGAAGCCCTGACCAACCACGAACGGCGCATCTGTTTCGATGTGCACGGCTGGGATGGGTTCTATTTTCTCCACTTTAGTTATCATACGTCGCTTTTGTCCCTTGATACCTAGCTTGGTTTCTTGCTCTAAGTGCAGTGGTATGTCGGTCTTAAAAGTTAATTGGTGTGTGTGTGAGGTCTTATTCTCAAACACAAAAGTCTTCATTCCCAGTGATTCACAGATCCCTTGCAAGGTAATCAAAAACCGAATGCTACGACTGTACACCAAGAAGCGATCCAGTCTTGGATTGTACGACCCTGGTTTCATCGCAACAATCCCCTTGAGAAACTCAATACGTTGTTCAATACTACCAAAGGTGTACTCAATTGGTAGTGTCGTTGGAATGCTGGGGTAGCGGGTTAGAAATGAGACGTTAATCGATTGCTTGAATGTAAGGGTGTTTCCTTTGCGTTCTGTGAACCATCCATGAGAGCGGATTTTTTTTTCTACATAAGTTATCCACTTTGGGTCAAAAGTAAATTTCACCTTGCCTCTTTGTTTAGCAGCCCATAACCCTACAATGAAGGGGGGTATAGGATGGTCTTCATAGGGAAACTGAATTGGTTTGGTATTCTCGATAGAAAATACATTCCAGCCTCGTTTATCAATTAACCCTTTTTCTAAAAGTTCTTCTGGGGTGTAATACTTTTGAATGAAGTGGCGTTTGTATTTACCTTGATGCCGAGATTCTCTTTGGCGGTTTCTTGTAGTAAATGCTGGAAACTTAGTATGCCCATCGACTTCCAAATAAACCCCGTCTTTTAATTCAACATTAAACATTTGAATGGGGGTATATGGCTGGACACTTTTTACGATTATAGGATACCCATCCCACGAAAATACATAATCTCCTGGGATTAACTGGCTGGCGAGTTTCCATCCTCCCATGACAGGGACTGGGGTATTACTTGCTATCGCCAAGAAAGTTTTCCCTAATAACCCAATTATCTAACCACTTATTCATGGGTTCTCGAATTCTATTTACAACAGATATTGGTAACCTATTGACATTAATATAATCATTCACAGCCAGACGAAACCTTAAATATCTTAGCGTTTCTTTATCAAACACTGCTGCGGGCACATCTACAGAATCAAAATAGTTCAAAGAACAGACCAGTGCTCGTATCCCCCCGATATCCTTGTTTGGCTTTTCGAGTATGCCCTTTATCTGGTAAACATATTGTTTAGACATGCGCTGGCGTCATTTTGAACACACGGGTCTGCTTCCCAGCTTGCCGCCGTTTTTTACACTTCGCTGCCTTATCTCGGCTAAGTGCTCGTTCAAATGCGTCCTGATATAGCCAGCGTTCGCCACGGAAACCGCTCGTAAGCACATCAGTGCGGTAATTGTAGAAATACAGTTTCCCTTTTCCTGTTGCATCTGGGCACTCATCACCAAGTTTAAAGGGTCTGTTGGTTTGGGGGTTTAGTCTCTTCATACATCTACTTATGCAAACTCTATACAATCCCCGCCCCGAATTGTTGCGTTTAGCGTAATTCTATACAAAGGGTGGCAGAGCTAAGCTCTTGATTCCAAAAGTAATTCCACTTTAGAAGACAGGGTATCCATAGAAGACAGGGTCAAAACGCATATCTCTCCCCATATATCTCTTTTATTTTATTAAATTAAATAAATAAATAAATAAATACTATGGATACTATGGATACCCTGTCTTTCAAAACACAAAAGCTATTAGGATCAGGGAGTTAGACGAGCCACCCTCTGTATAGAAACGAGACAGGGAAGCCACCCTCTGTATAGAACTTACTGAGCGTTGTCCCTACTTCTATACAAGTTTTCCCCGTAAATTACAAAAAATAAAAATTACTGGGAAAATTCAACAAGCTTGCTTTTGGTTGGAGCCTCCCGCGGCCCAGAGTCAGGGAGTCATAAAAGGTGGTGTGGCGCGAAAACAACACCGCCTCGCCTAATTGCCAAGAAACCATCCTTCAATCTGACACACTAGCCAACCCAGGGTTTACCCTATGCTGCAACGCACCATCGAAGTGAGCGCTCACTTACATGCTGCAACGCAACATATTGCAACGCAACAATCTGGCCAGTTAGTGAGTACTTACTAACTTGGTGCAACGCAACAATCTGCCACGCTGATAATGTTAGTAGTTACTAACTTAGCATATTGCAACGCAACAACATGCACCATATGCGTGCGTGAGAGAGCGGGATAGGGTCGGCACCAAATTGGTGCAGAGTGACAATGATGCAATGCAACAATGAGATCTTTATTTTACTATGTTGCAAGAACGCAACACACAGGGTTTATCCTAATTGACAGGGTATTTGTTGTAAATACACCACACCAGGGTAAGGGTAAACCCTAACGATCAGATCGCCTCCAGTTAAACGATCGTCAACCCTCCAATACACTTGCTTAAACTTTTTTAGGTGAGCTATAAACCCGCTTTAAACCCTTTTAAATGGATTTAGTCAAAATCAACCCTAAGCAATACCCCATTTTAGCACCAAAACTAGGGTTAACCCTATTAGGGTTTTCAGTTTACCTATTTTGCACCAAATCACTAAAATAGATGTTATAGAAGTACTTTATCAACCAGTAAGAGGAGAATTAAACAATGGAAGCAAGATCAATCTCAAGTATTGCGAGGGATATAAAACGCACTTGGGCAAAACCATATTTCGGAGCTAAACCCTATTTAGATGCCATGGAATATCTAGATAACATCAATTCAAAATACATGTATGACGATGCTAGAAGTGTCATTATGTATTTTTTAGCTAATGCAAGTACTTTTAGGGGCAATGATGCCAAGGTATTAAAGCAAGAATTAAAAAACCTATTAAAGGGAGCATAAAATGCAAAACTATTTATATGAATTTCCCAGTTATGACGATGTATTGCCAGTCATTAAAGGGTTTGAGGATGGATCTTGGCACAATGATGCTTGCCCATCATTAATTCGCAAGGTGGGAGAAAATGCTTACTTGCAATTATGGTGCGATTATAAGAATAAGAATTTAAGCGATTTTGCCGATTTGGATGGTGATCAATACACTAGATATTCCCTATCATTAGTTAATGATGAGGAGGGTTTGCATATTGGTTTATCGTCATCTAATGATTTAAATGAAGTACTTGAATTTATTAAAAACAATGTTAACTATATTGGAGGCAATTTATGAATTCAGTAGTTAACTACTATGGTATGCCAATCAAAACTGTCCAATATGGACAATTCAAAATTGATTATGTTAATTGGGATAAGGGTTTTAGATTGTTAGAAGTAAACCAAAAACCTCATAATCACATGATTAATTATGATTTTAGTTTTTTTATGAATGTACTACTTAAACTTAGAAAAGAAGGGAAAATTTAATATGGATAGCTATCAAGCAGTAGGAATTGCAGAGGGTTTTATTGAATGCGATTCAGAAGAGCAAGTACTGGAGGCATGGCAGTACTTGCATAACAGTCGAATAGGTTATGGATTACAAGGGTTTTTTGGTCGCACCCTTCGCCAGTTACTGGATGAAGGATTGATTGAACCCTAAACAGCAAAATAAGGGTAAACCCTATGGCCAGACTAGGGGTTTTCCCTGATTGTGTTGCAATCAGTAATCAGTAGTATTGAATTTTTATAGGAGCAATTATGAGTCAAACTTATGCGATATTTAGTCAAAAGCATGATGCTGAAATTTGGGTTAATCTCAAACTGGGTGATCGTGAAAGCATTGATACTGCAAGAGAATTAATTTTCTTGGAGATGGATGCGGACGATAATCTAGAGGGTGGTTATGTTGAGTCATACCCTTTCTTTCAAGCAGATTGGAAAGTAGTAGGTGGTCGATTGGATTATCCATTCGATTTTGATCAAGTAATGGAAGTAGATAACGATTGGGGAGTATTTGATGAGTAAGACTTTTGAGGTGCGTATCAAAGTAAAAGAAGTCAGATCCACTTATGTTGAAGTGGATGCAGAGGATTGGGAAGAGGCTGAAAAGCTTGTTGAATCCATGTATTACAAGGGCGAGATTGAATTCGATCCAAGAGACGATCATTCTGAATTTTTAGAAATCGAAGTTGAAGACGAGGTGCAATAATGAGGATAACCACTAACTACCACTTCCCCATTGATTTATCTACTGAAAGCAAACCAATATTTCTATGCAGATGGAATGGTTACGAGGTAGTGGAAATCCATACAATGGATTCATTTTGGCATCACTACAAACTGACTAATCTATTTGAAGAGGAGTTTATTGATATGTTTGAAGAGTCAATAAACGATGTGTTTAATCGTTTAGCTTTAGAACAAATCGACTATTTTGATAACATGGCAATTAGGAGAATCAAATGAAAAAGTGGCAAATAGAAACCCTGTTTTTTGGTACTGGATGGGAAGTGCCTAATGAGAATGAAAACGAACTGTACGATACCAAGGCAGAGGCAGAGCTACAGTTAAAAGAACATCTTGATGACATGGAGTACGCAGTCATGATGGGGTTCATGGAAGATTCAGAGGCGGACGATTGGAGAGTATCGGCAGTTGATATCGATTGAAAGTCTATAGGGGTAAACCCTGGCTGGCCAGTCAGGGTAACTACCTATGTACTTTTATAGCAGTACCATTATTATTAAGACTTACACAAGGGAGGTAGTATGAAATTTAATCTAGTCGTTGAAGTTGATGATCAATACATCAATGAATTTTTGGCAGAGAACCCAACAGTCACACTTACTGATTTGGCTGGGCAGTTAAACAACGCTTGTTACTTGGGATTAGATTGTACTAATGCCATCATCATGCGACAGTTTGATATGGGTATCTGTGAAACTTATGTCAAGAAAACAGTTGTATGTGACAAGTCATGGGGTGAATTTTGGGGTGATAATTTCCCTACAGAAACAGAATGCCCCATCGATGTAATCGAGCATCATGCAGAAGGTCATGCTTTTCCAGTAACAGATGACATCATTGTTTTTGCAAGAGCGATGTGGAACGAAGGTAACTTAACAGAGAAACTATCATGATCACCAACAAAATGCTAATCGATGACTACCTCGATTATTTCAATAACTACTTGACCATTGCCAAGTACGCAGAACATCGTGGCTTGACTTTGGAGCAAGCCCAAGACTTGGTTTTACTGGGCAAGTACTCACATCAAAAGCAATTCCTTGAAGAGCATTTTCAATTGATTAACATAGGAGGCTAACATGAAAATCTATCGTGCCTATTATGACAGTCGTAATTTCTCATTCGAGGCATATAGCCAAGAGGAGGCACTTGCTCGCTTTAATGTACTGGTGGCATTAAGAAAGCACACCAAGCAATATAAATGTGAACCAGATTGGTTTATGTTTGGTGAAGAAGATGGTATTGAAGTAGATGAGTATGAATTAAATAAACCTTATAGGGATCGGAGCATAATCAAATGATGCATTATTCCGCAGTAGAAATTAATAACCCGCTCGATGACTTGTTTGTATCAGTCAACGATATTTATGAGCAGTATGATAAGGGTAGAATCAATTACCCCGATTCAATAGCAATTCTTAAACGAGTATGTAATCATTTTTTAAAGGAAACCAGTAATGAAACTAACTAACTATGAAAAAGCAGTACGAGTGTATGAAGATGGTGGTATGAATGCCATCTTTGATGCAGTCGAGTGCGGATGGATCAAAGCAGACTCCATGCGTGATTGCACACCATGTGAATACAGAACCCCACATGAAGGTGATACTTGCCTAGTATGTGGCACGACTAACGACCCGCAGCCTAAAAGCCTGGAACACCAAATTCGGTTTGAAAGTGCGTGGAATTGCAGTTTGTGGTTAAGCGAAAACGATATAGAATTACCAGTAACATTAACTATTCACTTAGGAGAATAAGATGAAAAAAGTATCACAGAGAATGATTGCCCATTGGGTGGGTAGTGATCACGACAATAAAGACGCATACCTTGGCTTGTTGGTCGAGTTGTTGAATGGTGAGTACACCATCGAAGAGATGCGTGAAGATGTAATGAGTCTTTGCGATGGGGAGGCAGCATGAAACAAATTGCATTTGAAACCACTTTGTATTTTGATATTCCTTTTGATGTTGCACCGATTGACCATATAGAACATTTAGAGGAGTTATTACACAAGCAAAAAGAACTGCTATTATTACAAATAGTAGATATCAACACAGAAGGAAACTGGAGAGTGTGCAATGGGTAACTTTTATGATGGGTGGTTAGAATCCGGAATTCAAGATGCGTATGATGATTACGAGGAATTTCATGAGCGAGTTGAGTACGAGGCTAATGAAGACCTTAAACAGGGTGGCAGATTCTACCCTTTCACATCGATGAACTGGGCAGAGGCAACATCTGAACTGGGCATGGCAGAAGAG